GCATCGCCACGGAGGACGATGATATGACGAAAAAAGCTGCGGCGATGTCCGCTCCATCGGCTGGTTCTCTTTTATTGCGGAGGTAGTTCAAGTGGTAGAACAGCTAGCACTCCAGCTAGAAGAAGGCGGTTCAACTCCGACCTCTCCGCTTTGGATCATAGATCGCATTCAGCACGGAGAAGCAAAACCGTTTGTCGAACGGTGGCACTACTCAAAAAGAATGCCAACAGGCAAAAACATATGCTTTGGGCTTCGCATGAATGGAAGGATTTATGCGGTGGCGGTGTACGGCATCGGCGTCAATCCATACCAGGCGGACTACCTAAAGGTGCGGTCTGTAGTTGAACTGAAGCGCATGTGCCGTCGAGAGCCAAAAGAGGGCTACGAGTTGTCACGCTTTATTCGGCTGACTTGGAGAATGCTTGTAAGAGGGTATGGATATGATGCCCTAGTGGCTTTTGCCGATCCCGCACAAGGCCATGAAGGCACGGTCTATCGGGCCGCTGGCTTTTCTCACAAGGGAATGACCAACGCAGAATGGCACGTTATTGACAGTGCTGGAAACCTGCGGCACAGGCGGTTTGTGCAGCGGACTGCCGAGCGTAGAGGCATAACGATTGGCGAAGCGCGGCACGAACTTGGGGTGCAGCGAATCCAAATGCCCCCGAAACACCGATGGGTACTGCACCGCTGATGCCTTCCTTTGGATCAAGAGAACCAGTGTTTATGCGGTTCCCGATAGCCGCCCCCGTGCTGCATATCACCCCGCCGATTCCGCGCCGCACGGCCGCGTGACGCTGACCGCCGCCGCTATCAGTGCCGCATAGCACACCCGTCGCCCTCGGCGACACGACGCGGTTTCATGTCGCCGGTCGGGCCGAAGGGCGACAGGTCCGCAGGGGTAAAATGGCGGTAAGGAGACCCCGCCATGCCAGCGTATCTCGACGACGAGTTCTTTGACGAAGTCGACGACGAGCTGAACGCGGCTGACGCGGTCATCTGGATCGAGTGGCTCGACGGGCCGATCGGTACGTGAACACTGGTACACTGGTGTTAGGGACGCGAATCCCGCGCCCCTCACCGGAGTGTGGCAGTGGCGACGACCGACGAAGTGCTCGACGCAGTTGCGGCGAATCTCGCCCAGCCGAAGCGCGCCCGCACCGACGCCGGTGAGGTCGAGCAGCACGACCTTGACAAGCAGGTCGCCGCGGCCCGGTTCGTGATCGACGCCCAGGCCCGCACGGTCTCGCCGTTTCGCTCGCTGCGGTTCGCGCAGATCGAATCCCCGGGGGCCATCGGCTGATGGGGATTCTCTCCGGACTGCTCGGGCCATCCCGGGCCAAGATGCAGAGCACGATCGCGACCCAGCAGGCCGCGATCGCGACGCTCGTGCGTGCGAAGTACGACGCCGCACAGACCACCGACCTGAACCGCCGGCACTGGGCGCTCGCCGACTACTACTCCGCCGACGCCGCCCTCTCCCCGGCCGTCCGGCAGAAAATGCGGGCGCGAGCCCGGTACGAGCTGGCGAACAACTCCTACGCCGCGGGCATGGCGTCCACCTGGTCGCACGACCTGGTGGGCACCGGCCCCCGGCTCCACCTAGATCTCGGGCCGGACGCCGACCCGGAGCTGGTCCGCCGGATCGAGCTGGCGGTCTACGACTGGTCGGTGAACATCGACCTGGCGAAGAAGCTCCGCGTGGCCAAGCACGCGCGGATCGGCGACGGCGAAGTGTTCGGCGTGCAGGTGACCAACCGCTCGCTCCGGGGCGTGCAGGTGGACCTGCGGCTCATCGAGAGCGACCACTGCGTGTCGCCCACCGGCTTCCCCACCGAGACCGACGTGGACGGCGTCGAGTTCGACGACGACGGCAATCCGGCCCGGTATTGGTTCACCCGCAACCACCCCGGCTCGCTCACACCCGGCTGGACGCTCGACGGCCGGTGGCACGCGGCCGACAAGGTCCACCACTGGTTTCACGCGACCCGCCCGGGCCAGCACCGCGGCGTGCCGGAGATCGCCCCGGCTCTCGAACTGTTCGCGATGCTGCGGCGGTTCACGCTCGCGACCGTGACGGCCGCGGAGACCGCGGCCGACTTCGCGGCGATTCTCAAGACGACCATGCCGGCCGACGGCGGCGGGGCCGCGTCGCTGGAGACGCTGGAGACCATGCCGATCACCCGGGGGATGGCGATCGCCGCCCCGGACGGCTGGGAGCCGGTGCAGATGAAGGCCGAGCACCCGACGAGCAACTACGACTCGTTCGTGCGTCGGCTTCTCAACGAGATCAGCCGCTGCATCGACATGCCCTACATCGTGGCCGCGATGGACTCGTCCACCGCGAACTACTCGTCGATGCGGGGCGACTACCTGGTCTACCGCAAGCGGATCTCGGTCGAGCGCAACGACATGGAGCAGGTGTTTTTGGACCCGCTGCTCGTGGCGTGGCTGGAGGAGGCCGCCCTGGTGCCGGGGCTCATCCCCGACGGGCTGCCGCCGGTCGCCGAGTGGAACTGGACGTGGACGTGGGACGGCTTCGAGCACGTCGATCCACTGAAGGAGGCCGACGCCGAGGCGGCCATGCTCGCGGCCAACACGACGACCATCGCCGAGGTCTGCCAGAAGCGAAACAAGGACTGGCGGCAGGTGCTGCGGCAGCGGGCCGTGGAGAAGACGCTGGAGCGTGAGTTGGGTATTTCGATGGGCGAACCCGTCGCGGCCGACGCCGGCGACACCGACATCGAAGCCGCCGACGGCTACCGGCCGCCGCAGGCCGCAAGGTCCGCGGCCCGGCGCGGCCTGGAGCTGCGATCGAAATACGGCCGCGGCGGCACTGCGGTGGGCATCGCCCGGGCTCGCGACATCGCCGGCGGCCGGTCGCTCCCGCTCGACACGATCGCCCGGATGGTGTCGTTCTTCGCCCGGCACGAGGCCTACAAGGACAACCACGGCGAAGATCCGCCCTCCAACGCCGAGATCTCGTGGCTCCTGTGGGGCGGCGATGCCGGCCGGGCGTGGGCCGAGCGGATCTGGACCCGAGAGAACGCCGACGAGGAGCAGACCGCATGAACCGCATCACGCTGTCCACCGACCTGCGGATCGAGGCGGCCGAGGGCCGTGCCCCGACGTTCGAGCTCGTGGCCTACACCGGGGCCGCCATCCGGCAGACCTGGAGCCGGTCGCCGCTGGTCGTGGACCTGGCCGGCATGGACACTGCCAAGGCGTCGATCCCGATCCTGTGGTCGCACGAGCGGACGCTGGACGCCGTGATCGGCAGGAGCACCGAGATCATCAACGACGGCCAGCAGCTCATCATCCGCGGCGAACTGCTCACCCAGGGCGAAGTGCCCGAGAAGATCGCCCAGCTGGCCCGGGCCGGCATCCCGCTGCAGGCGTCGATCGGTGCCGACGCCGCGAACATCGAAAACGTCAACGCCGGTGGGGCCGTGACCGTGAACGGTCGCGACTTCACCGGACCCGTGTCTGTCGTTCGTGCTTCCGACCTTCGGGAGACGAGCGTGGTTCTGTTTGGTGCGGACGCCAGAACGTCCGCGGCGATCGCCGCCGAGGCGAATGAGGTGCTGACCATGAGCGACCAGCTCAACGAGAAGCCCGTCGAGGCCGCCGTGCCGCAGACGGAAGCCCCGGCGATCGTCGCCGCGGACCCGAAGCCGATCGTCGAGGCCAAGGGTGGCGACGATGCGAGCCTGGTGACGGCCGAGTCGGTCGCGAACCTGGTCCTGGAGAAGCTCCGGGCCGAGCGGCTCGCGGACGTTCGGGCCTCGCGCCCGGCCGCTCCGGCGGTCCACGTCCAGGCCGAGCGGGCCGACAGCCCGCAGGTGATCGAGGCTTCTCTGTGCCTCGCCGGCGGTCTCGCCAACCCGGAGAAGGTCTTCGACGCGAAGACGCTCGAACTGGCGGACAAGCGGCGGAGCCAGTCGAGTCTCGGGGAGGTGCTGATCGAAGCGGCTCGGGCCAACGGGTACACGGGCGGCAGCCGGATCAACGCCGGCAACCTCCGTGAGATCCTCGCGGCTGGGTTCGCAACGCACAGCATCGCGAACGTGCTCGCGGCCACGTACGGCAAGTTTCTCCTCCAGGGGTACAACGCCGTCGAATCGACGTGGGACATGATCGCTTCGATCCGCTCGGTGAGCGACTACAAGGCGGTCACCGGCGTGCGGCTCAACGGCGGGTTCGACTTCGAGGACGTCGGTGCGACCGGCGAGCTCAAGAGTGCGGACGCCAGCGACGAGACCCGGACCATCCGGGCGAAGCTGACCGGCCGGATGTCGTCGATCTCGATGGTGGACATCGTGAACGACGATCTCGGGGCTCTGACCCAGGTTCCCGCTCGGCTCGGTCGCGGTGCCGCGATCAAGCTCAACCGGGACTTCTGGACGGAGTTCCAGTCGAGCAATGCGTCGTTCTACCGTGCGGAGACCGCTGCCGCCGGCAACGCCCTCTCGATCTCCAGCCTGCGGACGGCCACCGCGTCGTACCGCAAGCTCACGGATCCGGACGGCAACCCGCTGGGCATCACTCCGGCGATGCTGCTCGTGCCGCCGGAGCTGGAGATCACCGCGGCCGAGCTGATGGGCGGATCCCTGCTCATCACCGGCGAGAACGCGACCCGCACGAACGTCAACGTGCTGGCGGGTCGCTACCAGGTTGTCCCGTCGTCGTACCTGACGACCGGCACGACCTGGTGGCTGGTGGCCAACCCGGCCGAGCTGCCCTGCATGGAGGTCGCGTTCCTGAATGGCAACCGTCTCCCGACGGTGCAGCAGGCCGACGCGGACTTCAACCAGCTCGGCATCCAGGTCCGCGGCCACTTCTCCTACGGCGTGGCCAAGGCCGAAGCCCGCGGTGCCTACCGGATGGCCACGGCCTGACCAGTGACGTAATCGTTCCCGGCGGGCAGGAGCCCAAGCCTGCCCGCCGGGGTTCCATCCACCATCATCAGTTCCGAAAGGGTTTTTCAGATGGCTTCGTACTACGCCGACGGCAACAAGCTGGACTACACGCCCACCACGGGCGTGGCGGCCGGCGAAATCGTCGTCCTCGGTTCTCTCGTGACCATGGCCGATCGTCCGATCGTCGCCAACGAGCTCGGTTCGGTTCACACCAACTGCGTCGTCACCGGCCCGGTGTTCGCCACCGGCGTGACCGGCGCCCAGGGTGCGGCGATCAAGTGGTACGCCACCAGTGGCGTGTTCGACGCTTCGACCGGCACCAACGCCGGCTACCTGGCCCGCCCCCGACTGGCGACCGATCGCCAGGTGGCCGTGCTCCTCTGGCCGGGCTCGTGATCGACCCCACGCAAGGGGGCGGGTACGGCCAAGCTACCGGCCGTGCCCGCCCCTCTTGGCACTCTGCTGGTGACACATGCAGGACATGATCGCCATCGGCGAGGCGTGGTTCGAGCAGCAACGCCGGCAGCACCTGGCCGTGGAGGTCGAGTACCGGCCGCTGGCTGGGCTGCCGCGGGTCTGCAAGGCCACGGTGGTCACCGGCCGGTGGGAGTCGTTGGACGCAGCCGGCACGGTGCTCCGCATGGAGACCCGCGACTTCTTCATCCACCGGGATGAGTTGCCGCAGGATCCGAAGAAGGGCGACGTGGTCGCGATCACGGAGTACGACGCCGAGACGACCTATGAGGTGATGATCCCGCCCGGTGCCCAGCACCATTGGCGGTGGTCCGACCGCAACCAGGCGATCCGACGGATTCATACGATGGTCAAGCAGGGTGCCGCCGCCGTGATCGACGAGTCGCTCCTGGTGCGTGCGATCGGCGTGTCCACGGCCGCCGCGATCACCGACGAGCAGATCGCGGCACAGTTGACGCTGGACCTGGGCACCAACCGCGTGCTCGCGAAGCAGCTCACGCCGGCCGCGGCCTACGTGTACGTCGTGCTGCCGGAGTCGTTCGGCACACCGCTGGTCTCGGTCAACGGCTTCCGGACGACGGCCCTGGAGCTGACGAGCCGGTCGATCACGTTCGCCGGCCAGTCGTCGCGGCCCTACCGCGTCTACCGCTCGACCTACCCGGTCACCGGCTCCGTGCTCGTGGAGGTGGCGTGATGGGAGAGATAAAGGGCACGAACGTCGTCGCCCCGGTGGTGCCGCTGGACACCGCCGACGTGCATCCCACGCACGCCGCGGCCTACGGGCTGGGCGGCTACCGCACGGTCGCGAGCGACGCCGATCGCGACGCGATCCCGGCTCCGCGTCGCGAGCAGGGGATGCTGGTGTTCGTCACCGCGACCGGCATGACGTGGCGGCTCGGGGCCGATCTCTCCACCTGGACCGAGCAGGTCGCCGGTGCGGGGTCGTGGGATGACATCACGGGCAAGCCGGCGACGTTCGCGCCGTCCGATCACGCCCACGGCAGCATCACGAACGACGGACTGATCGCCGGGAACACCGTTTCCGGGCGCTTCGTCACCACGAGCGACGGAGGGGAGCTCGTCACGACCAGCGCCTCTACGGGCCGGACGCTGCTCGGCCTCGGCGGCGCGGCGGTCCTGAACGTCGGCACCGCGGCCGGCACGGTGGCGGCCGGCGACGACGCGAGGCTCTCCGACGCGAGAACGCCGACGGCCCACACCCACACCAACCTCGGCACGGAGGATGCAAAGCAAGACTTCTACATCAACCTCGCCAACGGCCTGCCAAACATCGAAAACGGCGTGCCGACTGAGGTAAACCATCGCGCCGTGGCGTGGATTCAGAATAGAAGCCACTTCGGCGCGGGTCGGTTCAATCATTACGGCGAGTTCCCGGCACACGCCGGGCAATATAGCGCGACTTTCGGATGGGCCTGTCACGTCATCGACAACACAACTTCATCGGACGGCAATCAAGCGAAGGGCAGTTTCGCCGCCGGTTACGGCAACACTGTCGGCGCGTCGATGTCGTCGGCGCTCGGCCAATACAACCTCGTCCGAAACGTAGGGCACGCGATTGGCGCATACAACCAGGTCGGCGGATCGGGCGACCAGATTGTGGCGCACAACTGGACAAGCCCGACCGCAAGCCACTCTGTCGAGATCAGCGGAAACAGGTCATCGACGTATCCCGTAGGCACTGTGGTTGCGGTCCTTTTGGCGAGCGCCTCGAATGTGGACTCTTGGCAGCCAAACAAGGTTTCGGCGGTCTCCTACAACGCCGGAACGAACAGGACCGTGATTACGCTTGTCGCGCCGGCCGAGTTTCAAGCGGCCACGACTGATTTTCTGGAGCAGGCGAGCGGGCTCGGACAATCCAACGTCCTTACTCGCTCTCTGATCTGCACGCTAAACGGCGGCGGCGAGGGGATCGCGATCGGATGGCGAAACATCATCCCGACATCCCGCGGGTTCGCAATCGGTACCGATCACAACCTGGTGGGCCAACACGGATTCGCGCTCGGTCGCCAGGTCGTGACGAAGAACGCCTACCAGGGCGGCTTTGGAACCGGCTACCTGATGAACGGCTCGACGCGGCATATCGCGCAGATGAATATGTGGTGCCTGAAGCGGCGCACCACCGACGCCACGCCGGCGGTGATGACGATCGACGGACTGTCCACGGTGGCCTCGACCAACTCCATCATTTTAGAGGAGCGGTCGGTATATCGGATGCGATTTGAAATCGCCGGACGTGGGACTGGGGACATAGCCTACGGCGAAACAATCACGGCAACCGTCAAGCGAGACGGGTCTTCAAACCTGACGATTGTCGGACAGGCGAGCTCTAACAAGCACACCGACAGCGGCCTTTCGACTGCATCTGCCACCCTAAAAGCAAACGGGACGCTCGACTCCGTAGAGCTGGAAGTGACCGGCGTCGCTGGGACCACGATCATCTGGCACGCATACGTCGAGGCGTCGCAAATCTCAAACGACTACACGGCAAGCTCTTTGTAATGCCTGCCAAAAACAGGGAGGCGGCGACGCTCTGACCGCCCGAATCCCGGGGTTTACACCCCGGCCCGGATCGCTACGCTGCCGGTGAACGGGTGAACACCTATGATCGAACACCTGCACCGACTCGCGGCCCACGCCTACTACTGCGGCGAGCACGACGTGGGCCGCCGCGCGTGCGAGCGGCTCATGCGCATGGACCTCTCGCCGGAGAGGGACGAGACCGTCCGCTCCAACCGGACGTGGTACACCCGGCCGCTCGGCGACCTGGTGGACGTGTGGCTCACTCCGCTGGAGCCCGCCGTCCGGGTCGGCTGGTCGCGGTTCAACCCGTCGGTCGTGATCCACGACGGCGTGCCGCTCTACAACGTCCGGACCAGCAACTACCGGATCGACGACAACGGCCAGTACGTCATGCCGCCGGAAGATGCCGGCGTGATCCGCACCGACAACCTGCTCTACGAGCGGCCCGGTCTCGCGACCATGCTGCAATGCGACTACCCGCGGTCGCAGTTCCCGGTCGATGGGCTGGAGGACGTGCGGCTCAACTCGATCGACGGCCGGCTCTACGCATCGGCCACGCTCCGCAATCTCAACGGGCAGGACGGCACTTGCCGGATGGCATACGGCGAGGTCGTGGACGGCCGGATCGCGAGTCTCGTGTGCCACGACACGGTGGACGGCAAGCACGAGAAGAACTGGATGCCGCTCGTGGGCCAGAAGCGGTGGCTCTACTCATGCTCGGCCAACGGCCACGTATGTCTGGTCGAGGATTCCGGTGACGACTGGACGGTCACGGCCTACGCCGAGTCGCCGCCGGTGGCCCGGGCGTTTCGCGGCGGCTCGCAGCTCGTGCCCATCGGCAGCGGCGAGTGGCTGGCGGTGATCCACGAGGTCGCGATGGTCAAGGGCCGCCGGGTCTACGAGCACCGCTTCGTGCTGTTCGCCGAAGCCGACTGGTCGATCGCGGCCGTGTCGCCGCCGTTCGCGTTTCGCGAATCGCGAAAGATCGAGTTCTGTGCCGGGCTGGCCCTCCGCGGCGGCAAGCTGATCGCCACGTTCGGCGTGCGGGACGCGGAGGCATGGATGGCCGAGATGGCGGTCGAGCAGGTGCGATCCATCCTGGAGAGTCCGACATGGGAGTGAGCGTGGACGTGCCGGCCGTGGACACCATCCGGGCACTGCTCGAAGCCAACTGGCGGGACGACGATTGGTTCGGCTGCGACAGCCGGGTGATCTTCCACTACGCCATGAAAGCGCAGGTCTGCCGGCGGTTCGCGCCCCGGCGGGTGATCGAGATCGGCACCCGCTGCGGCTACTCGCTGCTCACGTTCGCGACCGTGGCCCCGCGGGCGTCGTTTCTGTGCATCGACGGGGCGATGGACGCGGACAGCTATGACTGTCTGGCCCACTGGCGGCGGCTGGTGGACCGGCACGAGATCGACGCCGACCTGGTCGTAGTGGACTCGCACGCGATCAAGTCACTCCCGCCGGCCGACTTCGCCCATATCGACGGCGACCACTCCTACGAGGGTGCCCTGGCCGACCTGCGGCTCGTGGCCCACTGCCGGGCGATCCTGGCGGACGACTGCGACAACCGCGACGTGCGGCGGGCGGTCGAGACGTTCGCCCGCGAGCAGGCCCGGACGGTGGAGTATTTCGATGATGGGCTGCGGCAGGGGGCCATCCTGACATGAAGGTCGCCATCTACGCCCTCGCCAAGAACGAAGCCGCCAACGTGGCCCGCTGGGAGGGGTCGTGCCGGGACGCGGACGTTCGCGTGGTCACCGACACCGGCTCCACCGACGACACCGTGCAGCTGCTGGAGGCCGCGGGGGTCACTGTGGCCCGCGGTACCCCGATCCCGTGGCGGTGGGACGACGCCCACAACCTCTCGCTGATGCACGTCCCCGCGGACGTGGACGTGGCGATCCGGCTCGACCTGGACGAAGCCCTCGACCCCGGGTGGCGGGCGGCCCTGGAGGCCGCGTGGAAGCCGGAGACCACGAAGCTCCGCTACTGGTACTGGTGGTCAGACGCGCTCCGGTTTCGCTGCGACCGCATCCACTCCCGCACCGGCTACCGCTGGGCGGGGGCGACCCACGAGGGGCTCGTGCGGTGGGACGGGGCCGAGGTGCAGACGTTCAACGACGACGTGGTGATCCGCCACCACCGGCAGCCCGGCAAGATGCACAAGAGCGACCTGTCGCTGCTCCGCCAGGCGGTCCGCGAGAATCCGGCCGACGCGCGGATGCAGTGGTATTTCGCCCGGGAGCTCGACTACCTGGGCGACCCGGCCGCGGCCGACGAGCTCGGCAAGTATCTGCGGATGCCGGGCGGGGCTCCCAACGAGCGGTCCTACGCCCGGCGGGTGCTCTCGCGGATCGACCAGCAGGGCAGCAGCGTCCACATGCTCGGGGCGATGCTTGAGTCGCCGCAGGAGCCGGAGCCCTACTCCCACGTCGCCGGCATGGCGTGGGCGAAGCGCGACCCGGTGGGCACGCTCTACTGGGCTCGCCAGGCTCTCAACTGCCACGACGAGAGCCGCAGCCACGCGAGCGATCCCGCGGCGTACGGCGACCTGCCGGCCGATCTCGCGTATTCGGCGGCGTGGATGCTCGGGCTCCACGACGAGGCCCTCCGGCACGCCCGAGAGGCGGCCCGCCGAAACCCCGCCGACCCGCGGCACGCCGCCAACGTGGCGGCACTTGAGAGAATGACTGTAGAGGACGGACCCAAACCATGACCGCCATCGAAATACTCATCGCCGACTCGCTCGCCGCCAGTCTGTCGCTCGCCGCGTTCGACGGGGCGATCGGCGGCGTGGACGCGGTCCGCACCTACACCCCGGACTACACCACGGAGGAGCTGGCCGATCTCAAGGTCTCGGTGGTGCCCGGCCCTGTGGAGGTGACGAACCACACCCGGCAGGCCGACCTGTTCGAGTGCGAGATCCACGTCGTGATCGGCAAGAAGTTCGACGACGACGACGAGATCGACGACCTGCAGGAGCTGCGGACGAACATCGTGGACGCGATCCGCTCGCGGACGCTGCCGGTGAGCGCCCCGCCGATGCCGGAGGGCGTGGCGTGGATGGGCATCACCAACGCGGTCACGTTCGACCAGGACCAGGTGACGAAGTCGCGGGTGTTTCTGGCCGACATCGCGATCACCTACCGATACGCCAACGCGAAGGTGGGGTCTCCATGATCCCGCGCAGCCCGGGATTCTTCCCGCGCATCCCCAACCTCGTCGCCAACACGCCGTCGATCCAGGTGAAGGCGAACGTGGAGATGTTCTTCGACCGTGCGGCGGTGCAGGCCGCCCTGGACGAGATGGACCTGAAGGCGCTCTCGAAGGCGTCGATGCTCGTGAAGGACCGGGCGAAGCGGATCATCAAGAAGAAGGGGCTCGCCCGGCTCTCGACCAAGGTGCGAGCAGACTTCCCCGGGGCCGGCATCAGCACGCTCGTGCAGATGGGCGTGATCGGGCAGCGGGCGGGCAACACGATCATCCGCGAAGTGCAGCGGCCACCGGCGTCGCCGCCCGGCTCGCCGCCGTTCACGCACACGCCCTACGCCGGCCACTTCGCCAGCTACATCGGCTTCCGCCGCAACCTCTGGAACTTCTACGAGCAATCGACCCACTCCGCGGTCGTGGGGCCGAGCAAGAAGGGCCGGCCGATCCCGTACCTGCACGAGTTTGGCGGGAACGCTCAGATGATGACGTGGGCGTTTGTGCCGCAGATCCGCACGAAGCGCGGCGGTATGCGGCAGCCGATCGTGATGAAACTCCCGGTCGGGACGCGGCCCCGCAACGCATCGCGGTGGCAGCCCATGTCGATCGTCGAGGGAGCCCACTACCCGGCCCGTCCGTTCATGCAGCCGGCCATGCGGTTTTGCGTGGCGAACGGCTCGATCGCCAAGGCTTTTCGGGCGCAGTTCAAGAACATGCCCGGGGCTCGTGGCACCGGCAACACCGTCCGGATCATGTAGCCGTACTGGTATACTGACGTTCAGGTGGCCGTCGCCGCCGAAAACGCACAGGAGCACACCATGCCCGTCGCCCACTCTTACAAGCTCGGCAAGGACCAGCTTTTCACGTTCGGCACGTTCATCGCTAACAAGGACGTGAAAAGTGTCACGTACACCCGCGAGACCGCAGCCGAGGCCGAGGTGACGACGCGCGGCAGCGAGACGATCCAGGAGTTCGTGCCCGTGCGGTGGAACGCCGCGTTCGAGGTGGTCGTGCTCGACCACACCTGCGCGATCCACTCGACCGGCGTGCTGTCGGTCGGCGTGACCGGCTCGCTCGCGACCGGGCTCTACTACGTGAACAACATCGGCGAGCCGCAGGAGATCGACGGGGCCATCGAGACGACGATCAGCCTCCGGCGGCACGCGGGAGCCCAGCCCGTCTAAGCCGGCGAGTTGACGGGAGCGGACCGTGGCGACCAAGGCGATCACTTACGCGCTCGGCAGGAACTGCATCCTGCGCGTCGATGACCGCGAGCTGACCGGCGTGGCGGACGTGGTTCTGCGACAGAGCTGCACGACCGTGGACGCGACTGGCTACGGCACCAACGCACCGGCTGCCGCCGTTGTGCTTCGATCGTACGACCTTGGATTCACGGTGCCGGATTTAGACACGGCTCGGTGGCTGTTTGAGCGTCGATTCCACTCGGTCAACGGCTTTCTGCTGCCGCAGGTCCTGCGCGTCGAGTTTGAGGGCGGGCTGTTTGATTTTTGGACGTATTTCACCATCCACGAAGTCGATGCCGACGAGCCGATCGACGGGGCCGTGATCCCGCGGTTTCAGCTTCGCGAGTGGCGCACTGATGTCGAGAGGGCGTAATGCACACGTTCAAGGACCGCACCGGCCGCGCGTGGAACATGGAGGCCACCTACGGCTCCTACGCCCGCGTCCGCGCCCACACCGGCGTGTCCCTGTTCGACATCGCGACCGAGCAGCGAAAGAGTCTGGAGCAGCTGGCCGACCCGTTCACGCTCGGGCAGGTGATATGGGCCATGGTCGAGAAGGAGGCCGAGGGCCGCGGCGTGACACCGGAGCAGTTCTTCGCCGAGTTCGACGGCGAGACTCTCGACCGGGCATACACCGCGCTCATCGACGAGATGGTTTTTTTTTGCCAACCCCGCACGAGGAAGATCCTGGCAGCGACGGTCGAGCGGGTGAGGGCGGCGGAGGTGGCGGCCGGGCAGGTGGTCGAGCAGCGGATGCCGGAGATCACGGCGGCGATCGACGAGGAGATCGCCCGCTGGACCTCTGGGAGCTCGGGTACGAGCTCGCCGGCATCATCGGCGTCCACCCCGGCCCCTGGTCCCTCCGCGAGTTGCTCGCCGCCGTCCGCGGCCGGCAGCGAGACGATTGGAACCACACCGCAGCCCAGCTCGCCCAACTAGCAGAGATCCACCGCGACCCGAAGAAACGCTCCCGCCCCTACGACGCAGCCGAGATCCACCCCATGCGTGAGCGTAAGCCCACCACCAAGACGTTCACCGGCGACGAGCTGCAGGGGATGATATGAGTAGCGCATCCGCAGTCCGTGCCGGCCGGGCGTTCGTGGAGATCACGGCGAACGACACCCACTTCCAGCGCACGCTCAAGAAGACCCAGCACTCGATCGTCCGGCTGTCCAGCACGCTCAAGCGGGCCGGGACCGGGCTGGCGATCGCCGGCGGTGCGATGGGTGTGCCGATGCTGCTGGCGGCTCAGAGCACGGCGACGTTCCAAGACGCGCTCCTGGAGTTGCAGGGGGCCGTGTCCGACATCACGCCGGAGCAGATGGCGGCTGTCCGCGAGGAGTCGCTTCGGCTGTCGAAGTCGATGGGGATCGCCCCGACGAAGATCGCCCAGGCTTTTACGCTTCTCATCAAGGCCGGCATGGGGGTGGAGGAAGCGTTGGCCGGGGCCGGCCGGGCCGCCGTGGAGTTCGCGCAGATTTCTGGCGTCGAGGCGTCTGCCGCCGCCGAGTTCATGAAGGTGGCGATGAACGTGTTCGGCCTCAGTGCCCAGCAGGCCGCCGACACGCTCTCCGCCGCGGCCGACTCCAGCGAAACCACTATCGCATCCATGATCGAGTCGTTCGCCCTGGTGGCCAGCGTGGCCAAGGGGACGAACCAGTCCCTGTTCGGGCTGTCGCAGGGGCTGGCCGTTCTCGCGCGGTACGGAATCAGAGGCGAAGAAGCCGGCACCGGCATCAAGACGCTGCTGGTCAAACTTCTGGCCCCGACCAACGACGCGAGGGAGGCGCTGGCTCAACTGGGGCTGTCGATGGAGTCGTTTGTCGATAACAAGGGCAAGCTCCTGCCGCTCGCTCAGATCGCGGAGATTTTCGCGCAGGCGATGAAGGGCATGGACCGATCGGCCCGCGAGGCCATACTCAGCAACAAAGCGCTCGTCGATGTGTTCGACGTTCGCGGCATCCGCGTGATCCATGCGTTCGCCGAGCAGGGCGAAGCCGGATTCAATCGCGTGGCCGAGGCCATGGAAAGCAGCCGCACGGTCTCGCAGAAGTTCGAGATCGCCATGTCCGGGCTCACCGGCGTGGGCAACGCCCTGTTCGCCGTGGTCGAGCGGCTCGCGATCGCGTTCTCCGACCGCTACTTCACGGCGGCGGTCCGGGTCGCGGCTCAAGCCGTGATCCCGATCATCGACGCGATGTCCTGGCTGCTCACGTCCGTGCCGGTGCTCTCGCCGATCCTGGCGTCGGTCTCGGGGGCGATGGTCACGATCGGCGTGGCGGCTCTCGGGGCCGGGGCCATGTTGCAGTTCGTCAACTTCGGGCTGCGCGGCTACATCGGGTTCGCCGCCACGGCCACTCTCATGACCCGGGCTTTCAGTGTGGCGGTCGGCGGACTGACCGCCGCCCTCGTGGGCCTCCGGGCCGTGATGCAGGCGATCCCGGGGTGGGGTTGGGCGCTCGCCGCGATCACGGCCCTGGGCGGGCTGGCGTACTGGATGAGCACGGCGTCCACGCAGGCGGATGCCGCGTCGAAGTCGGGAATCATGCGCGACGCGAACCGCCCGCCGATGGCTGGCCCAGGTGCGGCCGGCATGGCCGGCGCGCAGCCCGGGCTCGGGACCGGCGATTCCGCGTCCACGTTCTCCGGGCAGATCGCCAGCCGGCTGGTGTTCGGGCCGTCGCTCACGGCGGCCCAGGAGACGGCCGACAACACCGGCCGCATGGCCGACGGGATCGACGAGCTCGTGCAGGCGACCATGCGTGGCGAGGCCGTGGGCGAGGACTCGCTGCAGGCGTTCGCAGCCGCGGGGGCCGCGGCCCTGGAGGCCCAGGTGTCCACCATCCCGCAGGTCTCGGCCATCCGCGGCGGCATCAAGGCCCTTACCCCCGTGATGGCCGGCGGCGTGGCGGCCCGCAGCGACCGCGACCTACTCTCCGCCAGCGAGCGAACCGCGCTCGCCAGCGAGACCACGGCCGCCCTCATGCGTCAGATGCTCCAGAACAACGGACCGACCATCCAGTTCGCGTAGAGGTATTTCGATGGTTCTCGTCCCGGCCAACAACATGGAGCGCGTCGATTCCGGCGCGTCGGCGGTCAACGTAAGCACCGACGGCATGATATCGCGGGAGGTCTCCCTGCGGTGGCTGATCCACTCCGTCGAGACCTACACCGACGCCGAGCAGAAGGGCCGCGAGCTGGCCCCGCTCTACTACGACGGCCACCGCCGCGTGAGCCTCACGCCGCGGTCGGTCGGCAACGGCTGGTACGAGATCGAAGCGGTCTACGGCAACGCGGGCGTCAACGCTTACGAGGGGCGCGAGTTCATCAACGAGGACGGCGTGCCCATGGTGCCGGCCGGGCTGTCGATGGACACCACCGGCGGCAAGGAAACCGTGACGGTCGCGTACCAGGGCGAAGAAGACGTCAACCCGATCGCCACGGGCTACGCGGAGAATCCGGCCATCGCCCCCAACTCCTACGGGGCGATCAACGTGTCGGGCGGCCGGGTCAACGGCGTGGAGATCACGGTTCCCTCGCTGTCGTGGAGTGAGACGTGGTTGGTGCCGGCGTGGTATCTGGTGACCGGGTCGAGGGAGCCGGCGATCAGAGAAAACCCGCAGGTCGAAGACGCGGAAGACCCTTCGCAGCCCTACGCCCAGGTGCTGCACGAGATGGGCGGCATGGTGAACGAGGATAGGTTTCGGATCTTTGGCCCCGGGGAGGTGCTGTTTCTCGGGGCGCGGTTCGACGCGAACACGTCGTCCACGATGGTGCCGGTGACCTACTCGTTCGTGGCCCAGCGAAGCCGCAACGAGTTCAAGGTTGGCGACATCACGGTCACCAAGAAGGCCGGCATGGACTTTCTCTGGATCGTGTACGGGGACGAGGTGGACCAGAACTTCCCGGTCAAGAAGCCGCGATACGTCTACGTGGACCAGGTCTACCCGCGAAAGAAGTTCCTCGACCTCAAGTTGCCCGGCGGGCGGTGGTGGCCGCGGTTCTACCTGTCGGGCGGCAACACGTTCGAGCACCCGATCAGCGACGAAAAGAAAAACAAGGCATGACGAACGCATTTCGCCGGGTGCGGCCCGGCGAGCCCGTGAAGATCGCGGCGACGGCGTGGAACCAGGTCATCGACCAGGTCCGCGTTCGGCCGCAGTTCGACGCGGAGTCGAGCGATGTGCCGCAGGTCAACCACCGCGTCCGGGTGCGAAACTTCACGACCGGCCCGCTGGAGCGGTGGGGCGTGCTGCAGATCAACGCGATGCTGGAGACCCCGACGGGCACGACGGGGCCGGCGGCCGATTCGTTTCAGTCGTGGCCGGGCGTGGTTGGGGTGGTGCCGGGCCAGAGCGACCCGGACGGGCCGGTGGGCTATGTGGTGGCCGTGGAGCCGATCGCGGCCGGCGAGATCGGGCAGGGGGCGATCGCCGGGGTGATCCAGTCGCGAGTGGTCGTCCGCTGCGAAGGCCACCGATACGCCCGCCCGGTTAAGGACCAGGCCGGCTACATGGAGTCGGCGGACGCCGGCCCCTTTCGCCAACTGTGGCGCGGCACGGGGGTGTCCGGAGTGACCGGGGCGTGGTCGCTGTTGATGTTCAGCTCGGAGACCGACCCGACCACGATCGAAAACTACTCCACCGGCTCGGTCCAACTGCTCGGCCACGGCAAGCCGACCACCGGGGCCAGCGGCTGCGACGCCGGGCTCCAGTGGTACAGCGTCACCGAGTGCTCGGGCACCCCGTCCTATACGTCGAGCTACTTTTTCTGAGGTCACCATGCCCGAAGCATTTCGCTCCTACGCATACAAGCTCTCCACCACCGGCACGACCTACGTGGCGACCGGGGTGACCGGCACGACGGGCGTGACCGGCGTGACCCTGGTTCGCTCGATCAACGTCGCCAACGTGGACACCAGCAACGCGGCGACCGTGACCGTCCGGATTCACCAGGGGGCGACGGGCTACGCCCTCGTGGCGAACGCGAACGTCTCAACGGGCGTGCGATATCAGGTGCTCGACGCCCCGCTGGCGGTCCGGCAGGGCGAGTCCATTTCGGCGACGGCGTCGGCGGCCGACCGGCTGGAGGTTGTGGTGTCGGCGCTGGAGATCACATGACGTCGATCACCTGGAAGGACGGCGGGCCGCTCATGGTTGGCGGAGCGATCGGTGGCAGCGAGTCGTGCTGCTGCGAGAATCCGCCGCCGCCAGTGTGCGTGTGCTCGGATGGCTGCACATTGTTTGCCGAGCTCTCGTCTCCAGAAGACATCGCAGTCAAGACTGCGCCAAGAAACTGCGTGCCGCCATTCGGCGAAGTTTTAGTTTCACGTACGGTGCCAGGTCACCCTTTTACTGAGGATCTTGGGTATGGATTTGATATCTGGAACGACCCATTTCAGCCGCCGCGAAAGGAGTCTCGCGCGCTGCTAGCCGGAAGCTCGGTTGTTCGAGTTGAAAAACGGGGATCGTGGCAAAGGGAACCCGGTGGAGAGCTGGAGTATCTGCAGGCGCGCCTGACTTTGGTGGCGAGTGTCGCGATTGGGTGCGGCGGTGGAGACAATCCCTGGGAGATTGAGGTTAGGCAAATCGTAGACTTCGATATCTTTGATTTCATCGAAGGCACCAGCACAGAGCTGGCAAGCTATTTCCAATACAGCGAAAAGGTTTTTTCTGTTCCTAGCGACTGCTTTTATGGCGACCTTGCCGGCCGCGTCTGTCTCGATCGCAGGCCCACGCCGCAGGACGGCCTGAAGTTTCCGCAGACTCCCATCAGCGTGTCGATCTCGGGACGAACGGTCACTATCTTTGGACAGGAGCACGAACTGGCCGGCGGCAACTGGTTTGGCCCCGGCGAACGGCCGGCACTGGTCGAGTCTGAGATTGACAACTTTTCTGCCGAGTTCCAGATCACCTCTCGCCGCTCCTGCGTGTCCGCGCCGTGCAGCTGCACCGCCGCGGCCGGCACGGAGTGGACGTTCAGCAACGGCACCCGCTCGAAGACATTCACGCACGGCACCGACGACGTGGAGTGGGGCGGAGCGCCGTATTACTGGTCGTGGGATGGGGTCGGCTACTTGGTGCTGGAGATTTTCGACCCCGCGGACTACGTCCCCGGGCTCGGCGGGCTCGTGATCGAGCGGCACACCGTGCAGATCACTTGCGACACGGTAGACGATGTCTCGACATGGATGGCCAGCGTCTTCTCGCAGTGCATCCAATACGACAACGTCCCGCAGATCACGCACGAAACCTATGACGAGTGGGCCGGCGTCCTGGAGTGCGTGCCCGGCTGCGAAGACGAGCACCGTGCGGCTGGGGATCCCGTACTCGATGGAGATCTAGTCGATGTCGAATATCTCGGACGAAGCACCGCAGTCGGTACCACCGAGTGCACCCCGCCGCCCCGAATCTCAATCAGCGTCAAGCAGGTCGCAACTTGTTGAGCGGTACCGGGCCGCCCGGGCCGCCCGGGCCGCAGCCGAGCCGGTGGTCATGCCCGGGCTCCTGGAGCGTGCCGGCAACTTCGCACGGTCCGCCGCTCGGCACGTCGCCCAGGGTGCCCCACGCTGCACCGACGAGCAGGTGGCCGAGCGGTTTGCCATCTGCCAGCAGTGCGAGCACTACACCGGATCGGCGTGCCGGAAGTGTGGGTGCGGCGTGAGCGGCCAACGCGGGCTCGTGTCCAAGCTCTCGTGGGCCGGAGAGTCGTGCCCGGTCGGCAAATGGGGGCCGGCTACCGGGGTTGACGGCCCTCCGCAGCCGTAGACACTCGACCAGGTGGACGGCGGTACACCGTGGAGGTGCCGATGGCTGATCGTCTCGTGGATCGGATCGCGGACCGGGTTTCGCGGCTGGGGCGGCGGCCCCGCAACTTCTTCGAGCGGCTCCCGCCGGAGGCCCAGGCCGAACTGCTCGACGTTCGCCGGCGGTTTCAGTCCGGCGAGTTGCAGACCTCCGCGTCGGCTCTCGCCGACCTGCTGATCGAGGAGTCGGCGGCCGACGGGATCGAGTTGTGCGGACCCCAGGGGCTGCGGGTATGGCTGTCCAGAAACGACTGACCGACCGGGTGGTCGAGCGTGCCGAGCAAGCTGACCGGCTCGCGGCCGACGCCGAGATCGCCCGGCTGCGGTCGGAGGTGGCGTCGTACCGCAAGCGGTACAGCGACGCCCTCGCGGCCATCGACCGCGAGCGTGACCGGGCCGACGCGGCCCTCTCGCTCCGGGGGCTGGAGCCGGTGCGAAGCAAGCCGCCCGGCAAGCGGACCGCCAAGCGGCACTCGGCCACCATGGTTTTCATGCTGTCGGATATTCACTGCGAGGAGCGGGTCGATCCAGCGACCGTCAACGGCGAGAACGACTACTCGCTCGACGTGTGCCAGCGGCGGCTCGACGAGTTGCAGCGGCGGCTGTTCACGATGCTCGACCACGAGCGGGGGCTGGCCGACATCCGGCGGATGGTGGTTTGGCTGGGCGGCGACTTCATCACCGGCCACATTCACCCGGACTGTGTCGAGGTGACGCAGTTGACCCCGCCCAACGCGACCAGGTGGATCGGCGAGCGGCTCCGCGGGATGCTCGACGCGATCGCCGAGCGGGTCGAATCGGTCATCGTCTGCACCAACGCGGGCAACCACGGGCGGAGCACCGAGAAGCTCCGGATCGCCACCGAGCTGGACCACTCGTGGGAGCAGCTCATGTACCACACGCTCGCCCGGGAGGAGCGAAACGCCAACGTCGAGTGGCGTATCGCGACCGGGCACCTGGGCTACGTGGACCTCGACGGGTTCATTCTCCGCACGACCCACGGCCACTCGATCCGCTACGCCGGCGGCGTCTACGGGTTGGCCCTGCCGGCGTCGAAAGCGATCGCGGCGTGGGACGTGAGCCGCCGGGCCGATCTGACGATCTTCGGGCACTACCACAACTGGGGTTGGCTCCGCGGTGCCCGCTACGTCTCGAACGGCAGCGTCATCGGCTACTCCCCGTATGCCGTGTTCATCAAAGCGAGCAGTGCCGAGCGCCCCTGCCAGGGGCTCGTGGTGATCGACCACGGCCGGCACGAAGTGACGAAAGCGTACCCGCTGTTTTGCGACGCGGACCTACGGGGGACCGCGTGACGCTTCTCTCCGACGACTACATCGCCAAGGCCACGGCCGACGCTCGCCGCTATCAGGGCCAGTGGACCGGCACGGCGGGCAATCTTGCCGCACACATTATGAGGCTCATCCGCGAACGCGAAAGGATTCTCTCGATGCTGGAGCTACGCGACGGGGTTCGGATCATCGGCATCGCCGGCCACATCGGGGCTGGCAAGTCGCTGGTGGCGTCCATGATCCCGGAGTCCACTCACATTCAATGGGCCGACCCCATATACCGCGGGCTGTCGGCCATGTTCGACGTGCCCGAGGAGGTTTTGCGGGGCCGGGTCCAGAAAGAGGGGGCGATGCCGGGGGCCGAGACCACGGTGCGGCACTGTCTCCGCACGCTCGGCACGGAGTGGGGCCGCGACCTGATCCACCCGGACCTGTGGGTTCGGCTGACCATGCAGCGGATCGACATGCTCGCGGACCAGACCGGGGCCAACGTCTTCGCCATCTGCGGCACGCGGTTCCCCAACGAAGTCTCCGCGATCCGCGAGCGTGGCGGGGAGGTGTGGTGGGTGAGCCGGCCCGGCGATGAGCCGGCCGACTGCCCGCATGTCAGCGATCGGATGATCGGCCGCGACTGCTGCGACGTGGAGATCCAGAACGGCGGCACCATCGACCAACTCCGGGCATCGGTTCAAGCGGCATGGGCGGATTTTCTGCGCGCCCGCGGCGTACCTGAACACCCGTACAATGGTGAATAGAGACCATGGACTCCCTATTTCGCCAGACCGCTCGCGGCCGTGAGCCGCTCGCATCGTCGAGCGAAGCAGGGCACCACGTTCACTACCAGCCGTCGCGGCGGGTTGGGATCGGCTCGATCACCAGCCGCCGGCCCGGGCAACCCAAGCCGCTCACGTTCTACGAAATGCTCGCCCTTCAACTCGGC